CTCTTTAGAGGGTCATAGTCTGTCATGCTAGCAGTCCATAAATCGTGATTACCTGCAACAATAGCCATAAGGGATGTTGGAGTCATGTCTAAGTAATGCTCACATAGTTTCCATTGAACAGAAGGGGGAATAGGTGCTTTCATAGCAGGTCTTGGTTTGTCTACAATGAAGTTATCAATGTAGTCACCTGCATGTATAATAAAACAATTCTCTGTTCTTTCAACCATCTCCGTATCTAGACGAAGTCTTTCGTGGTCGCAGAAAGGATTACCTATATGCTGGTCGCTTGCGAATGCTATTGCGATATATTTACCTTTATCAGCATTTACTCTAATATCAGCCCATCTATTATGCTCAACATTCTGAATAGCAACTTTAGACTTTTCTTCTATTGCAGCCCATAAGTCGTCACCGCTACCAGCCGCTTTCTTTAGATGCTCTATTACAAAGTGTGGTTTTTCGGTTCTAGTAATAGCCCCATTCTCATATGCTTGTCTAACACGGTTTCGCCACGCTTCTACACTTATACCATTGTCTCTGCGGTATAACATACGGGCAAGAGACATGACAGAGCCATCCCAGACCTTCGGAATAGCACTATTGTACCTCTCTTCTACATCTGGAAACAATTTAGGGTTATTTTCTTTCATTTTAGCAATAAATTGCGCCCAACCGCTATAAGAATGGTCTGGGTACTCATTTGCTAGCCATCTAGCATAGTGTGTAACTACACCATTGTATTTATCTAAGTTTTCTACGACAATCGCCTTGCGTTCCTCGGTTCGCATACCAATACTACACACTTTTTACTTATTAAACCCTTCTCTAACTAATTATTTCTATTGTATTGAAAGATTTCAGAAAGAAATAACCGTTATACTGCGCCTCTGACCCATTTATTCTTTTTTTTTTCCATAGATTTAGAAATTATTGCCGCTTTTAGACCATTATTAGTATTATTATAATTAAATCTAAAGAAATAAGAAAGAATTAAGGCTTTTTTAGAGCAGTATTTCGTTTATTTCTTTCTGATTTCTTTCTCAGCCTAGAAATAAATAAAAATACGGCAACCCACCAAAGTATCTCAAGAAGAAGTAAAAAACCAGCATATTTGGCTAAAACTTCTAACATAATAAGAAATAAGCGTGAATGTTACATAAAAATGCTTATGGTTTACCCATTCATTGATAAATCATATAGTATGTAAACCCTTCATGGCGCGAAAACCATTACTAGCCCGCATCTTCGGAACGGGCAATAAAAAGGAAGTTATATTGGATGCTGCGGAGGTAAATACTCTAAATCATAGCGTAACACATAGACACCCTCTAGTGTTAGCGGCTGGCATGTCAGACATTGTAGACGAATCTAATAAATTAAGAGACAATAGCAATTACGATAATGATTTTTATCTCTTTGATGATATGCTAAAGTTAGACCCAGAGTTAAACGGTGCGGTTCGTGCCGTTAGCCTTACGGCTAACAATTATCATATAGATTACACTAGAGCCAAAAACGCTAGGATTAGAGATGCTATTAAACTACTTACAGAAGAAACTTTGGACTTTGACGATTTTTTAATTAATGGTATGAGAAATATGATGGTCTACGGAAATGACATAAACAAATATGTTGGTACTTCAAGAGAAGGCATTACTGAATTGCAGTCTCTACCTGTAGCGCAGATAACAATACTAGATTCAAGAGGTCTAAACGATACTACAGACGAAAATAACCCTGTGATTATAGCAGAAAGATATTTCCTAAGAGAAGGAGAGACTACAGTTGAAGAAATACCAGCAAATGAGATTCTTCACATAAAGACTGACTATAGGTCTAATTGGTTTACAGATAGTGAAGGAAGAGTTACTTATGGTATATGGGGTTCTTCAAGGTTTACATCACTTAAACAAGCCATTCGTGCTAAATATAATAGCATGAATAACCGTATATCTCTTGAAGATGCTATGACTAAGCAATACATAACTATTGACAAAAGTGCAATAGCGCACATACAAGACCCAAATGAACAAAGAGAAAGATTGAAGTTTATTATGGAACAGATTGTTGCCACACTTGAGTCTCTTAGAGGAGACCAAGTACCTATATTCCCAGATTATGTGACTATCCAGCACATAGACCAAAGAACCGCTATACCAGACACAACATCTTTCTTAGACAATGTAAATGCTGATATTGCAGCAGTATTACAAGTGCCTAGAACGGCTGCCGGTCAAGAGAAAGGTAGTACCTTTGCTGCATCCTATACTGCTAACCAATGGTCTACTACTGCGATTAAAAGAATGCTAAGTATTCTAAATCAATCAATAAGGGCTTTGTTTTCAAAGCATCTTGAGTTATTGAAGATAGACCATACAATATCAGACTTGCCTAGGGTTGTCTTTGAACCAATTGACGAAGAATCCCCTCTAGACAAGATGCGTAGAGCAAATATGGGCTACAGTGCTGGTATTCTAAATCTAAATCAATCTTTAGACATTGTAGGTCTCCCAGAATTAGGAGAAGAAGGAGATGTCAGAAAGGATGGTTCTTCTAGCGAACCTATGGGTGAAATGCCTCGTGATGGCGAGAGAGTTAATAATAAACCGACAAATGAGGATGAACCTATAGATGAGGCGGAAAATGATGAACCAAGCGAGTGATGTTGTAGGTTTTAGGTTAGATGCCGTAGAAGAAGATGTACGGGATTTGAAAGCACTTACTGTAAAAATTGTAGAAGCGCAGACTAGAACGGATGCTCGTCTTGCAGGTCTAGAAGGCCAACTTAGAATACAGAACGATGTTCTAAAACAAGGTTTCAAATTAATGCAGAGAGTCATTATGGCGGGAATAGGTATAATTAGTATAGTTGTAACCGGAACACAAGTGATGTAATTATGATGTTCATAATGATACATAGTCACGAAGATTTAGAGTATTATTGGGGTTCTAAATTACTAAGGGCTAGCGAAAAAGGCTACCCAGCCATATATGATGAAGGTCTGTATTGGGTAATGTTCAAAGACCAACTGCCTGTAGCATATACTACATCTATTGATTGTGAAGATTTTGTTTTTGTTGGAAATACCTATGTGCGAGAAGAATATCGCAAACAAGGTCTACATTCGCAATTATTAGAATATAGAAATGAAAAATTAGGAAATATCACTAAACTAACAATAGTTAATCCTATAGAAAACTCTAAGATGGAACATTTAGTAAAGGTTATTAAACGATTAGGGTATAAAAAGGTTCAAAAGTTATCCGATGTATCAGATTTATTGTCGGACACTAGTTTCTATGGAATTGACACTGAGAAACAAGAAGTTTGGAGGTTAGATTATGAAGAATAAACAAAAACAATCCTTTAATGACCGTATGGTTAAACGCACAGTATTACCTACTATTTATCTATGGTTGCTTGCCGCAGGTTCAGTAGTGGCTATGGGTATATGGAAACCAGATGTAGTTTTGATAAATCTAGATGGTTTCATAGCATTGTTGGCAATTATTAGCGGTGTTGCTGTACCTGCACTTGGTACAGTGCTTCGTATGTGGGAATCAGAGCAGACTCAAGAAGTTGATAACATCCCTACTGAATTAAAGCATGAGCGTGACCGTGATGCCGCTACAAAAGAACATATCATAGAGTTAGAAAAGATTGCACAGAAACATGAACATCTTCTTGCACAGATGGCTCAAGAGCATAGTCAAGAGATGGATAAAATTAGGGCAGATTTGAAATTAACTACTTTAGAGCCTATAAAGAAAAAGAAGGCGTGATATAGATGCCTTCTGAAACAGTAGAGGCTCTACAGTACGGTAAGCCAAAGAAAAACGACCCACGCAAGACTCCCGCCCCTCCAAAAGATAGGAAAAAGGGTTCTAAGAAAAATAAACCGGGTTCTGCTAAGAAACCAAACTCGTCAATTAAGATGAGTAAAGAAACAGAGTCTAGAATCCGTAATCTTATGGAGGAACATAATAAAAAGGTAGCAAAAAAGGGTAAAGGCTCAAAAGCAACTATGGGGAGACTAAAGTCTGTCTTTCGTAGGGGTGCTGGTGCTTTTAGCCGTAGTCATGCACCAAACATGTCAAGAACCGGCTGGGGAGTCGCTAGAGTCAAAGCATTCCTTTACTTATTGCGAAATGGTAGACCAAGTAACCCTAACTACAAGCAAGACAACGATTTGTTACCAAAATCTCATCCAAGAGCAAGCGAAGAAACCGAAGATTATGAAGATTGGGATAATGAAGTCTTTAGTGCTGCTGAATATCAAGGTCGCAAAGTAACTCTCAATAAACCATTCCGCACTCCGGGCAAATCTAAGAAGTTTGCAGTATATACTAGAAATGAAAAAGGTACTGTTGTAATTGTACGCTTTGGCGACCCTAATATGGAAATTAAGCGTGACGACCCTAAGAGACGCAAAGCATTCCGTGACAGGCATAACTGCGCTAGTCCCGGCCCGAAATGGAAAGCCCGATATTGGTCTTGTTATCAATGGCGAAGTGGTTCAAAAGTTAAAGGTAGTCAAGACTTTAATAAGACATCTGGCTGCTTAGAGTCAGACATGGGCTGCGGCTGTGGGTGTAAAGATACAAGCGTACAGGCCAAAATGGAGGACTATTTGTTTAGTAGTCCGGATGGCGCAAGAAAGAAATCGCAAGAAATAGGCTTTGATGGAGAAATACACGAGTCTACTTTAGCAGATGGTACTAAGATATATTCCCCAGCAAAAACTGAAAGAGAGTTTATTGAATGGTATCGCAAAAACGACTCAGATGCAGAAAATGAATTATCTGCGGCAGAACCTACTCCTAAAGATAATGAGACTCACGACCAATATATGTCCCGTTGTCAAGAGATGGGTTATTCTGAAGAAGAGTGTATGGCTGCACATAAAGGTCACACTTTTATGGATGAAGAGAAAGTAGAAGGATATGGCGGAGGCGGAGGCGGAGGCTATAGTAAACCAGATAATTCTTGTAAAGACGGCTATGAAAAAAGAAATGGTATGTGTGTAAAGGTAGCATTTAACTTAGATGTAGATGTCACAGTAGATGAGACTGTAATAGAAGCAAGCACAGGTAGGCAGATTGTAAGAATTACAGGAATAGCATTCCATGATGGTATAAACAAAAATGGATGGCAACTTACTCGTAAAGGTGCAGAATTAGCAATATCGCAAATGTTCGGTGCAGATTTAACATTAAACCACCCTCCCGCAGAGAATGGTAGATTTACTCGCAATATGGATGGTGGGGTAAAAGACGCTATAGTAGGTATAGTCACTGAGGCTTTTATCGTAGACACTGAACAAGGCTGGGATGTGGGCTTCAAAGCAGAAGTCCACAGGCCAGAATTGTTTGAGGCTCTAGAGTCTGGTATGTGGCTACGCCCAGATTACGGAGTATCTATTGGCGGAACAGGAATACCGGATTCGGTTACAGAACACAAAGATGGTAAAATAGTAATGA